ACCAAGAATATTTATACTTTATTTCCTAAAGAATATGACGCTCAAATTGCGGATGCTATTTTAGAATTATTTCGTAAACGAGAACATTTAGATATTTTTAATAAAAAAGCACTTTATATTTATATCCGTGAAATCGTAGATGTTAAAACTCCTAAGATTACTAAAATAGCTAATCAACTCTATGATATTTTTAAAGAAGGTTATATATTTTATTTGGAACACGGATATACAAAGTTTTAGTTTTCATATTTATAAGAAACTAAATGTATATTTATGTCACAATTTGATAACATAATTTTTAAAAATAAAAAATTTTCGGATGTTTTAGAGGAAATCTATAACAACCAAAAGAAAAAAGACCAACAGGTTACCGCTTTAATTTCTGAATTAAAACCACTTATTTCTGATATTGGAGACGCTACTTTAGTAGTTCCCTTAATTAAAGAATATATGGAAATAAGTGTTAAAAATGATGATATATTAATTAAGATGGCTGCTTTAGCTCAACGTGCTATGGCTACTACTACATCTGAAGGAGCATTAACAATTTCCGATGAGGAAAAAGAGCAGTTACTTGCTGCTATGAACGAGTTAAAAGGAGATAAGTAATGGCTTACGGATTTGGTGCTTTAAATAAAAATTTTAATACAAAAAATAACTTTAGTATTAATAATGCTCTTAAACAAGAAAATATAATTAGTACCGGAAGGGTAATTAATGTTATTTTAGATGGAGATGATGCTAGTGCTATTGGTAATATTGAATTTATTGATTATAAAGCAACTCCTGGAGATGTTTCAACATCTTCTACAGCTAATAATAGATTAACAGCAAAACCTTTATTTCCAAACGTAAAAAATTACCCATTAGTAAATGAATTAGTAGTAATAGTAAGACAACCAGATATTGGGATTAAAGCAACAACAGCAAGTAAATCTATATATTATTTAAATGCTTTAAGTCTTTGGAATCATCCTCACCATAATGCTCTTCCATATGCTGAAGGTAATTTAAGCCAAACTCAACAAAAAAGTTATTTACAAACCACTTTAGGAAGTCCTAGAGTAGTAACAGATCAACCAACTGAAATTTACTTTGGAGAAACATTTAAAGAAAGAGATACAATCAACCCTTTATTACCTTTTGAAGGTGATGTAATATACGAAGGAAGATGGGGAAATAGTATTAGATTTGGTTCAACAGTAAAAAATAGACCTAATGATTGGTCATCTACAGGCACTGATGGTGATCCAATAATGATAATAAGAAATGGTCAAGGTATTAATCCTGGAAATGGGTGGAAACATATTACTGAAGATATAAATAAAGATTTAGGATCTATTTATTTTGGATCTACTCAAAAAATACCTTTAAATGCTGCTAGTAATTCATATGTAAGTTATAAAACTAATCCACCAACCTTACCCTCCGAATATACAGGAAACCAAATTATAATAAATTCTGGAAGATTAGTATTCAATTCATTTAATGACCATATATTATTAAGTTCAAATAAATCCATAAATTTAAATGCCGTTGAAAGTGTTAATATTGATGCTCCCACTACAGTAATTCAATCAACAAACACATATATTGGTTCTAAAAATGCTACTGAACCTTTATTATTAGGTAATCAAACTATTAATTTATTAAATCAATTAATTTCTAATTTATCTGGGTTTATGACTATCTGTTCCTCAGCAGTTTCAACCCCTCCAGGTACTCCTTTAGTTCAATTAAACGTAGCAGCGGCTCAAGTAAATACTTCTTTACAAGCATTACAAGCAAATTTAGAAACTTTAAAATCTAAATATAATTATACTGTATAATGGCTTTACCTTTAGACATAGAACAACAACGCCAAGAAGAAGCAGCTATTACTGAGGCAAAAGCTAAATCAGCAAGCCAAAAAACAGTTGATGCTACAGCTATTGAACAATCAACCCCAGATAATCTTAAAGCTAAAGGAGCAACAAAACTCCCACAACTAATTTATATTTTAGGAAGTCAAGTAAATACAATTATACAACCTTCAATTAATAAATTAATTGATAATTATGTTATTACTTATCAAAGTAGTGGGGTATGTCCTACTCCTATTGAATTATTAGCTTTAAGACAGCAACGAGATTTAATAGTTAATCAATTAAATAATATAGGAAATAAAATTGAAATTTTAAGTACATCTATTACTGGATTATCTTTTTTCTTAAATACCGCTTTGTCATTAATTACTACTACTGATGTAGCATCTATAGCTACCTCATTAGCTTTAAAATTACCACCTGCTAATGCTTTACCTACACCAAGTATTATAACAACTTTATTAAATGATGCTCAAACGTTAATTAGAAAAATTACTTTTGATCAATATGGTAATTCAAAACTATCTAAATATCAATCAATACTATCAGGATCAGCTTTAATTCTATCCATTGTTGGTAGTTATATATTAACTGCAGTAGAAGCTTTAAAATCAATAGATATAATACTACAGAATTGTGACCCTAATAACGCATTACCTCCAATTGCAACATCAGTTCAATCAATAGCTGATGCACAATTACAAGCTCAACAAACAATAAATCAAACAACATATAGTGGTTTTATTATTGAAATAGAGGAGGTTCCTTATACATCAACTGTAACACGTAGAAGAGCACTTGGTAAAAATCAACAAGGTATTGTTTTAATACAAACCGAACTATCATTTACAACAGATAATTTAACTTTAATTAACGAATTAAAACTAATAATAGACAGAGATAATTTAAAAGCTTATTAACTTAAATATTTATAAACAATGAAACCATCAGATTTTAAAAAAATTATTAAAGAGGCAGTAAAGGAAGCTATTCAAGAAGAATTAAAAGATATTCTATTGGAAGCTGTTCGTGCCCCTAATTTTCAACCTCAAGGTCCTGTAGATGCTATTAATGGTACTTTACCTGAAGGCAATGTAGGATTAGATCAAATTATGGCTTTAATGGGTGGTAAATAATGGCATTTGGAGCTAAAAGAATATTCCCTTTAGATACCAAACCAAGTGTTGGTGTGGGAGTTGCTTTACCTTTTAATGCTCCGGCTGTTTTTAGAACTACATATACAACTCAAGAATCTATTAAATATAATCTAATTAACTTTTTTCTAACTAACCAACCAGAAAGATATTTAAATCCTTTATTTGGTGGAAATTTACGTTCATTCGTTTTTGAACAAATATCAGAAGGAAATTTAGAAGGATTACAAACAAATATTGAAAATTCATTAGCTCTTTATTTTCCTAATGTAGTAGTAGAAGAATTTACTATTACTCCAAATGAAGATAGTAATGAAGTTACAATTAACCTTACATACAGCATACAAAATACAGGTATAAATGACGCAATTGAAATTCAATTTACATAATGGCTATTAGAAGAAACATATCATACATCAATAAAGATTTTACTGAATTAAGAGCTAGTCTTATTGATTACGCTAGAACCTATTTCCCAACAACTTATAATGACTTTAGTCCAGCATCACCAGGAATGATGTTTATGGAGATGGCAGCTTATGTAGGGGATGTTTTAGCTTTTTATTTGGATAATCAATTACAAGAAACATATTTACAATATGCTCGTCAAACAAACAATTTGTATGAATTAGCTTATATGTTCGGTTATAAACCAAATGTAACTCAAGTAGCTACTACTTATATAAATTTTTATCAACAGGTTCCATCAATATTATCTGGTTCAACTTATGTTCCCGATTTTAGTTATGCTTTATATGTTGAACCTAATTCAACTGTTACCCAAAACACAACAAACAAAATTCCGTTTTTAATTGAAGATCCTGTTGACTTTTCAGTATCAAGTTCTGGAGATCCTACTGAAGTTACAGTATATGAAATTTCAGGAACAACCCCAACAAAATTTCTTTTAAAGAAAATAAGAAAAGCTATTTCGGCTACTATTGAAACTACAGAATTTCAATTTGGAGCTCCTATTCAGTATTCAACTGTTGAAATCAATGCTGATAAAATTGTTGGGATTTTAGATATTATAGACTCAGGTTCGGGAGATAAATGGTATGAAGTAGATTATTTAGGCCAAGAAATGGTATTTGATTCTATAAAAAATACTAATACTAATGATCCTAATTTATCACAATACTCAGGAGATACTCCTTATATTTTAAAATTAGAAAAAATCCAACGTAGATTTGTAACAAGATTTTTAGATTCAGGTTCTTTACAAATTCAATTTGGTGCGGGAACAGCAAACGATACTGATGAAAGTATTATTCCTAATCCTAATAATGTAGGTATTGGTTTACCTTTTGAACAAGATAAATTAACAACAGCATATTCACCTGAAAACTTTTTATTTACTAAAACATATGGTATAGCACCTTCTAATACCACATTAGTTGTTAGATATTTAACAGGTGGGGGAGCAGTATCTAATGTTCCCGCTAATTCATTAACTGTATTTACTGGAACTGCTAGATTCTTAAACACTAACCTATTCCCAGGAACCGCTAATACTATATTTAACACTTTAGGAACAACTAATCCAACAGCTGCTGATGGGGGAGGGGATGGAGATTCAATAGAAGAAATTAGACAAAATTCTTCTGCTAACTTT